ATGCCTCCAGTAGACCATTACAAGTCTGTAGACCATCGTAAGAGCGAAAAGCTAGACGACTTCGTTGTTGAGCTTGCAGAGGATGCAAAGCGCCACAAGCGCACGCTTAGTCAGGCTGACAAGGAGCGTTACAAGCTGGCACTAAAGCGAGGCGGCAGGGCTAACGGTTTCGCTGAGAAAGTCCGTGAGGAAGCCAGCAAGCCGCTACCTAGCGACGGCGTTAACGCTATGGATGATCGTGAGTGGGTTGCCTTGATGACTGAGGCTGATTACCGACTACGCAACGCATGAGCATTGCCGCAATCAACTGGGCGCTCAACCATGTGAGCGGGATCACTAGCACGCAAAAAGCCATTCTTATTGCTTTGGCAGACCGTGCCAACGAGGATAACCAGTGCTGGCCGTCTTATGTGGACATTTGCTCACGGAGTTGTGCCACGCGGCACGCTGTCGCCAATGCCTTGAGACACTTTGAGACTATCGGATTGATCCGCAAGACACGAAGATACAACAAGTCCACGATCTATGAATTGGTTATTGGTGCGGAAATCAACACTGCTACCAGTAGTGTCGAAATCAACACTGCTTGTAGTGCGGAAATCAGCACTGCTAGTAGTGTCGAAACCGACACTCTAACCATCAAAGAACCATCAAAAGAACCACCAAAGAGAAAACATGGTCGTTTTGCGCTGCCAGAGGGTGTGGCGATAGAGCCGTGGAATGACTGGGTGGCATATCGTAAAAAGTTTAAAGCACCCACTACAGACCGCTCGCTTCTGTTGGTGGCAAACAAGCTCAAGGACTTTACAGAGGAGGAGCAACGACAAGCCATAGACATGGCGATAGAGTGCGGCTGGAAATCTGTCTTTCCAAAAAAACAAACACAATACGCTGAGGGTGATTTTGAGATATGAACATATCGAGAAAAGAGGTTGAGGACTTCACGGATACAGACCTGCGGGAAATCTACGCGCAGGTAGAGGACGTTGATGTTGTCAGCATTGACGCATTTAAGGAGCAGTTTCTTTCACGGCTAGAAGAAAGTCCCACTACTACGGGTATCGGCTTACCCTGGCCGCAGACTCACGATCAAGTCAGGCTTAGGTTAGGCGAAGTCTCGCTAGTGGCAGGGGTGAACGGCCACAAGAAAAGCACAGTTCTGAGTCAGATACTGCTGTGGGCGAGTAAAGAGGTCAAGGTAGGGCTTGCGTCGTTTGAGATGGACATTGAGGACACTGCCAAGCTGATGGCAAAGCAGAGTGTGGCGGTCGATAACCCAAGCAGGGAGTTTGGCAAGCAGTTCGCCACATGGATGACTGATCGCTTCTATTGGTACAGAGTCCTGGGAGGGGTCAGCCCGATTCAATGCCTTGGTGCAATAGTGGCGATGGCTAGGCGGGGCTGTAAGGTCATAGCGATAGATAACCTGCAATTCACTGGGGTTACGGAAGATGCGGAGCGGGAGCGGTTGTTCTTCAATCAGCTAATCGGGCTGGCCTCTGCAATGAAAATCCACATCTGTATTATTCATCACGTTAGAAAACCTCCGACTGGGGGTGACGAGTATGTGCCGACCCGCTTTGATGTCAGGGGGTCTAGCTCGCTGGTAGATCAAGTCCACCTGCTGATGATTGTGTGGCACAACAAGCGGCGCTCACGCATTAAGCAAAAACAGGAGTACGGGATGACTCTGACAGCCAAAGAGCAAGAGGTTATCAACGGTGAGCCTGATTTAAAGTTGATCGTGGCGAAGCAGAGAAAGGCACCCTTCGAAGGCACTATCCGACTTTATGAATCAAAGGGCCAAGCGTTTAGGCATGGTGAACACGGCAAAACGCCAAAGATGGATTGGTTATGAGTAGCTGGGATAAACAGGTAGGCGGCAATCATTACAAGCAGTTCAAGATTCAGCCGCTAGAGTATGCCCTGGAAAATGGGCTGGGCATCTGCGAACACGCCGTAATCAAGTACGTTACAAGGTGGAAGGACAAGGGCGGCGTAGAGGACTTGCGTAAGGCGCGGCACTACATTGATCTAATGATTGAGCGGGAGATAAGCGATGGGTAACGAAGCGTACTGGGCGCTGGCGTTTGTTGTTGGTCTAAGCATTGGGGCTTATTTGTTTTGAGCGAGTTCTGGCTGGTTAGAAACAAGCAGGAGCTTGAGGAGAGGGTAGATTTTTTCAAGCAATGGCTTGAGCGAGAATGGAATTGGGAGGATGCCGTCCAGTGGAAGGTATCGCGGTTCATTCCGAAAAGGTCGCTATCGCAGAACGCATTATTTCATTTATGGTGCAGGGAGATGGCGGCATATTTCAGCGCCAGGGGTGCAGAAGTTACTGAAGAAAAGATGAAAATGCTGTTAAAATACAAGTTCTTGGGGACTGAATCCATACAAATCAATAACACAGTCATCAAGGATCAGGTTAAGGAAACGAGCGGTTTAGACCGTGGAGAAATGATGCAATTCATGGATCAAGTGCAGGACTGGGCGCTAGATCACGAAGTTTACCTGACCTGCCCAGACGACTCAGAGTATATGAGGCTGAATCAAAAAGGGGGCTAGTGTGGATCATCCGTTGCTTGAATTTTGCGAAACAGAAAAGCAAAAGCAGGCGGTACAGCTTTGCATGGTTGAGGGCTTGTCACAGCATCAGGCTGGTAGGGTGATGGGCCTGAGCCGAGAGAGTGTTAAAAACCACTTACGTGCAGTGAGACAGCGAGCCTCTATACGAGGCTACAGCCCTGACCATGATATGAATAAGCCCGTCCCTGACGGGTTTGTTGTTTCTGGAGTATCGACCTATTACAACGACGACGGTATAGCTACGGGTCAGTGGGTCAAGTCAAAGCTCACCGAAGAAAGCCGTCTAATTGCACTCAATGAAGCCATCAAAGAGGCCGTGTCTGATTACGAAGGAAAGGCCAAGCCGACTAAGTTAATCAAGCAAAAAGCGCACGCAGATGATGTGATGGTGGCTATACCTATTGGAGATCCACATATCGGGATGTACGCGTGGGCAGAAGAATCAGGTGAGAATTTTGACACCCAGATTGCCAGGGATGATTTACTTAACGCGTCACGGAAGTTGCTGGAGGCCACGCCGAACGCTGAGAGGGCATTAATCTGCAACCTGGGCGACTTTTTCCACGCTGACAACCAAAGCAATCAGACAAGCAGAAGCGGCCACAGCCTCGACGTAGACTCAAGATGGAGCCGCGTGCTCAAGCTGGGGTGCATGATCATGGTGGATATGATCCAGTTAGCACTGAATAAATACCCAAAGGTGGAGGTAATCAACGCTATTGGTAATCACGATGACCATAGCTCAGTGATGTTGTCAGCGTTCTTAGCGGCCTACTTTACGAAAGAGTCACGGGTTAAAATTCACCCTACGGTTTCAAAGTTTAACTATTTGCAGTTCGGGAAGTGCCTGATCGGAGTGACCCACGGTGACACGGTGAAGCACGCAGACCTTGGTGAATTAATGGCAACAGACAAGGCTGAGGAGTGGGGCGCTACGGAGCATCGAATGTGGTTTGTAGGCCATATCCACCATTCACGAAAAACGGAGTTGAGGGGATGCACGGTAGAGAGCTTCAGGACGCTAGCCGCTAAAGATGCTTGGCACGCGTCAAAGGGCTATAGATCAGGCCGCGACCTCAATGCACTTGTGTTACATAAAGAGTTTGGTGAGGTCGCACGTTATAGATGTGATATACGTATGGCTAGATGGGGGAATACGTGATGATGCTCATAGCCGGTAAATTGCCGAAAAAAAAGGGGATGGTGGTTTTTTTGCCATCCACAATCGGAGGCTGCATCACAGACATTACAAATCAGGAAAACACCGTTGTATACACAGACACATTTCCAAATGGTGTCACCATTGAAATGCCCATAACGGATTTTGCCGAGGCATGGCATACAGCTTTAATGTTTGAGGACTATGAGGTTGAAATTACCCAAGATGCGGTGTCTGAGGTGCAACACTGAGATGCTTCCGCTGTTTCTGAAACGTTTCGACTGCAAGCTACACGGCTGGCTATGCGAAAAATGCACCTGCTTTATAAAAGCAATTGGTCGTGAGCGGTTCTACCAAGATAAGGAGCGAGCAGTTTAGTGGCCGTTAAAAGAGACGCGGCAGATATTTGGTTTAGCAAGGCCATTAGGGCCAGGGATGGAGAGTGTGTGGTCTGCGGAAAGCAGGAGGCGTTGGAGTGTTGTCACATTTACGGGCGGCGCAATAAGGCTGTGCGTTGGTCAATGGATAACGCTATCACGATGTGCCACTACCATCACCGCTGGACCACAGAAAACCCGTTGGAGATGGCAAGGCTTTGTGAGCAGTTGTTGGGGTGTGGGCACATGGAGATATTGCGAGAAAAGAGCCAAGCCATCCTAAAAACTACTAAGCAGTTGAGGGAAGAGGTAGCCAGGCACTACCGGGAAGAGGTTAGGCAGAGAGAAATTGACCCTGATTATGAGATTATAAGCTACAACTAGGTTATAGCGAAAGATTATAACTGTTAGCGTTGATTATGGGGGTGTGGTGTTATACCTTAATTGAAGGAGGACTAGATATGTCATACGAGCCATTATCAAATCAGGTTTTGGACACGTTTGTAAGTCAGAGGTATCACTGGAAATCGCTAAACCATGAGCAGCAGATGGCGATGGCTGTAGAGGTAATAAAGCTTAGATATCTGGAAAGACAGTATTTAGAATTCATTGATCTTATTTTGGGCGACAAAGAAGCGTTCAGAAAATACAGGGAGTTGATAACAAATGAATGATTTAGTAGTTGGAGTAGGGTGTGGGCTGATTGCGCTGTGTGCACTGGTGGCAATGTCGGGTGATTATGAAGACCAGAAACAAATGGACGCGCATTATTGCGAAATGGTAAGAATGCACCAGGACTCTGGGGGAGAGAACGGATGGCCGGATTTCAAGGGAAGCTATCAAGACTGCCCATAATGGTGCATGACAGTGAAGATGTAAAATTAGCAATACAGGCCGCTACTCAGTCGGCACGCAGACTAGGTGAGGATATGGCTATTCAGCAGGACTTGTCTGTGGTTCCGTTCAGCCAAGCCAAAGAGCCGCCCTTAGAAATTATTAGGTACATCAAGGGGTCTAGGTGATGGTGTTAGCGAGTTATACAGAGATGAGCCCCATATACTCCTAGTGGCGAGCCGTGGCGTCAAAAGATTTGATGAAGTCGTGGGGGGCTTTGCAGGGCACGCAATCAAATCATCCACGGCACTCTGTTTTTTCTGATAACCTATTATTATGAGACAGATCGCGGTTATAGAATGGAAAGCTATAAGCACTGGCGAGATGCCTGCTGATGAAGGCACCTACTTGGTGGCCTTTGATGACGGCACAGTTGAGTCTTTCCCTATGGATACCGACGACCTAGTAAGTGGGCAAATCAGAGCAGGAGCGGCACGCGGAGAGTATTGGTCCAACCCAATCCCGCACCCCAATGCGTAATGACTAAAAACTTAGAAATAGAATACCGCGACCAAAGCGGCCTTATTCCCTACGCAAACAATAGTAGGACGCACAGTGACGACCAGGTGAGTCAAGTCGCGGCGAGCATCAAAGAGTTTGGCTTTACCAATCCGATCCTAATTGATGAGAAAGGCGGGATCATTGCAGGCCACGGCAGGCTCATGGCGGCGAAAAAGCTGGGTCTGGAAAAGGTGCCAACCATTACGCTTGCGGGATTGTCCGAAGCGCAAAAGAAAGCCTACGTCATTGCAGACAATAAGCTGGCCTTGAATGCTGGCTGGGATACAACGGCACTGACCGCAGAGCTTGAGCGGTTGCAGGAGCTAGACTTTGACCTTGATCTGACGGGCTTTGATGCTGACGAGTTGGCGCAACTGCTTCAGCCAGAGCAAATAGAAGGTCTAACCGACGAGGATGCTGTACCAGAGACACCAGAGACACCTAAAACGGTTGAGGGTGACATCTGGTTGCTTGGCCGTCATCGGCTGATGTGCGGGGACAGCACAAGCATTGATGCGGTTGAGCGGTTGATGGATGGAGTAAAGCCAAACGCAATATTCACAGATCCTCCATACGGAATAGGTTTGGACAAAGATGGTCAAAAGATTGGTAAAAGTCAGTCTTATGGCGCAGTCCTAAACGATCATAATGGGCAGGTAGCTAAAGATGCTTTTACCATCTCTGTATCTATGAGCGTCCCTGAGTTGTATTTTTGGGGCGCAAACCATTACTCGTCTTGCCTTCCTGACTCGTCATGCTGGATTGTATGGGACAAGCAAGGCGGTAAATCGGTTACTTATGCCGACTGTGAGCTTTGCTATACGAACATCAAAAAGCCAGTAAGGATGTTCACGCATATATGGGATGGCTTCAGGCGCGACAGCGAGAAGGGTGAGCGTCGAATTCATCCAACGCAGAAGCCTGTCGCTTTGTTTGTTGATATTTGGGACAAGTTTAATTCTGGTCAGGTCATTCTGGATCTATTCGGCGGCTCAGGAACAACGCTAATCGCCTGTGAAAAGACCAACCGCAACGCCTACATGATGGAGCTTGACCCTAAATACTGCGACGTAATTATCAAGAGATGGCAGGACTATACAGGCAAGAAAGCCGTACACGCTGACACTGGCGAGGTATTTGATGGCTAAGATCGGCAACCAAGGAGATGGCGGCGGTCGTCCATCAGTATATTTTGATCAAGCACAGGTTGCTCAAGTAGAGGCGCTTGCGTCCGTATTATCTAAGAAGCAAATGGCTGACTATTTCGGCATAGCGGAAAACACGCTTAGGGCGGTAGAGGAGCGCCAGCCCGAGGTTTTTGAGGCGTATAAAAGGGGCAAGGGCAAGGCTATTGCTAGTGTAGGCTCAAACCTCATCTCATTAGCGCAGAAAGGCAATGTTACAGCGGCGATCTTCTACCTCAAGACGCAAGCAGGATGGCGAGAGCAGGTGCCAACCGTAGAGGAAGGCCAGGCAATCAATATTAATCTGGTCAAGCCCGTTGCCGAACATTGAGCCAACCCTACCCCAATACGACTACATAACCGCTAAGGAGCGTTTCCCTGCCTTCGTAGCTGGCTTTGGTGCCGGTAAGACAGAGGCGGCGATTTTGCGTTGTATTTTCGGGATCATCAGAAATCGAGGGACTAATAGGGGCTTCTACGAGCCAACGTATGACCTGATCCGCATGATTGCGTGGCCTCGCTTTGAGGCAACGCTGACCGAGTTGGGCATTTCCTATAGACTGCAGAAGTCACCAGTTAATCAGATCGACATAGAGGGCTATGGCTGTATCTTCTTTCGCTCTATGGAGAATCCTCAGCGGATTATTGGCTACGAGCACGCAGACGCAGACATTGACGAGCTAGATACGCTCAAGCGAGACGATGCGGCGTACGTCTGGCGCCAGGTGATGGCGAGAAACCGGCAGGCCAAGAATGGGCCGAATACGGTAGGCGTTACGACAACGCCAGAGGGCTTTAAGTTTGTGTATGAGCAATGGCGCAAAGAGGCCAAGCCCGAATATGCGATCATTCAAGCGCCGACCAGATCGAACCCCCATCTGCCAGACGGCTACATACAGAGCCTACAGGACGCTTATCCAGCGCATTTGCTAGAAGCATACTTAGAGGGTAGGTTTGTCAATTTAACGTCTGGTACGGTCTATACAAGCTACAACAGGCACGCTTGCGACTCTGACGAGGAAATACGGGAAGGCGAGCCGCTGTTTATTGGCTGTGACTTCAACGTAACCAAGCAGGCGGCTACCGTTTACGTGCAGCGAGACGGCGGCAGGGTGTGGCACTGCGTTGACGAGCTTGTGAATATGTACGACACGCCCGAGATGGTGAGTATCATACAGAACCGCTACAAAGATCACCCCATAGCTATATATCCAGATGCAAGCGGCAAAAGCCGCAAGACGGTCGACGCCAGTAAATCAGACATTGCGCTACTGGAGCAGGCGGGATTTATGATCAGGGTAAATAAGCGCAACCCAGCAGTTAAAGACCGCATCATGTCGATGAACGCGGCGCTAGAGCAGGGCAGAGTGAAGGTCAACGCTAACAGATGCCCTGTGGTCTCCGAGTGCCTTGAGCAGCAGGTATACAAGAATGGTGAGCCAGACAAGAGCAACAATCGGGATCACCAGAATGATGCCACAACGTATCCGATAGCGTACGAAATGCCGGTAGTCAAACCAATAGCGAATGTCTCGTTTAAGTTTGCCCTGTGATAATATATGCGCTTGACTTTCTACCAGGTTAACCTGCTATGCCTGTAAGTATGAAGCATCCTCAGTACGAGCTATACAGACCGGTTTGGGATAAGACCCGAGACGCCGTAAGAGGCTCCGTACAGATCAAAGAAAAGAAACATGTTTACCTGCCCGTACCTGACCCAGAGACGGCAGATGAGCGACTGGGAGAAAACACGCTTCGATACCGTCAATATATCCGTAGGGCGGTATTTGCCAACTACACTGGCAGAACAAAAAACGCGCTAGTTGGTGCGGCTTTTCGGAAGGCACCAGTGTATGAGCTACCAGAGATGCTGGAATATCTCATAGATGATGCCACAGGAGACGGCCTTGGAATTGAGCAACTGGCTAAGGATGAGCTATCAAATCTACTAGAGACGGGTAGATCGTTTTTGCTGGTGGACTTTCCGCAGGCCGAGGCCGGTATGTCTGCCGAGGATATACAGCGGTTGGCTATCAGGGCTTCAATCATTCCGTACACCTGTGAGCAGGTGGTTAATTGGAGGACTGACGTTGTAGGCGGTCGGAAGCTGGTGACGATGATTGTGCTGGCCGAGAACTACAAAACGGGTGATGATGAGTTTGGGCATGACAGCGAAGTGCAATACCGCGTGCTGAGACTGCGCCAGGATGGTTACACACAGCAGGTATACCGTGAGGATGAGCCATTTACTGAGGAAATATACCCAAGAAAAGCTGACGGTAGCAGTTGGGACGTTATACCCGCAGTCTTTGTCGGGTCAAAAAATAATGACAGCACGGTTGATGACGCGCCGCTTGCAGATATCGCAGATGTGAATATCGCGCATTATCGCAATTCTGCGGACTATGAGGAGTCGTGTTTTATTACCGGACAGCCTACGTTGTTCTTGACGCACTCGCTAAACATGGAGGAGTTTTTTGAGTACAACCCAGAAGGCATCAAGCTAGGGTCGAGGGCTGGTCATGTCTTAGGCGAATCGGGAAACGCTACACTCTTACAGCCAAATGCCAACCAGCTTGTACTTGAGGCTATGAGAGCCAAAGAGGGTCAGATGGTGGCTCTCGGTGCGCGGATTATCACGGACCGGGGTAGTAATGAGACGGCAGAAGGCGCACGTATTCGCTTTGCATCAGAAAACTCAGTGCTGGGCGATATCGTGGGCAATCTGAGCGCGGCGCTACAGCAGTGCGTTGAGTGGTGTGGCGAGTTTATGGGCACAGGCGATGACGTAGCGTTTGAGATTAACCGAGAGTTTTACGACAAGTCGGTAGACCCACAGCTAATCATGTCTATGGTCACGCTCATGGACAGACAGATTATTAGCGATCAGGATATATTTAACCGGCTGAAGTCAGCAGGGATCATTGATGGGGCGCGTACTCTTGATCAGGTGCGCGAGGAAATGGGGGATTTACCGCCACTATGAGCAAGGTAAAAACACCATCAGGCTATATGGTCCCCGCCAAGTATGTGGCAGGTCTGACAGGAGAAGAGCGCAAGCTAAGGCTTAGACAGCTTGACGAGATGCGGCGAAAGGGCAAAAAGTTTGGCCCGTTAGCTGGCGACAAGGACCAAGACAAGAAAGTATCGGAGAGCAAGTATACGAAGGCTTACAGGAAGCGTTATGGCAAAGATAAGTGAGTCAGCGAAGAAAGCCCTACAGAAGAAGGCAAAAGAGTCTAAGGCTCCGTATGGAGCACTCAAGACGATCTACCTAAAAGGTATGGGCGCGGCTGTAACTTCTGGGCGGCGTCCTGGCGTCACGCCTCAGCAGTGGGCGATGGCGCGGGTCAACAGTGTCCTAACGGGTGGCAAGGCGCGCAGTGTAGACGCGAAGCAATGGAAGCAGATACAAGACCACAGGAAGAAGCTGAGGGGCAAGTAATGGCTAAAGACCCAAGGCTAGAGCGTTATGGTTTAGAGGGCTACAATAAGCCTAAGAGGACGCCCAGCCATCCTGACAAGAGCCATGTGGTATTGGCGAAAGAGGGCGACAAGGTAAAGCTGATACGGTTTGGGCAGCAGGGCGCAAAGACGGCAGGCAAGCCGAAAGCAGGAGAAAGCGAGGCCATGAAACAGAAGCGTGCGAGTTTCAAGGCCAGACACGCCAAGAATATAGCCAAGGGCAAAATGTCTGCGGCGTTTTGGTCAAACAAAGTGAAATGGTGAGGCTAACGATGCCAGGTAAATACTTGAGAAAGTCGGGAATGGGTAAAGACAAGGCGAAGCCCAAGGCCAAGCCGAAGCCCAAGAAAGCGAAGAAGTAACTTTTACTGAGTGTCGGCTGAAGATGATATTTTTGATGCCATCACGCGGCATCAGATATTTGTTTTGCGTTATGCCAAGGGCAGAGAGCGCGAGGCAGAGGCGTTCATTGCCCTTCAGCTAGAAGAGGTTATAGACCGGCTGGAATCGGATGACCTCACGGCGTTTGGCCGTAGTAGAGCGCAGGCACAGGCCGCAGACCTGTATCAGTATCTTCTAGCGTCTAATAAAGAGTATGCAGACCAGTATAAGGCTGACCTGACGAAATTTGGAGAATATGAGGCAGACTTTAATCGCAATATGATGCAGAAGCATCTTGAGATAGACCTGTCTCTACCGGCACCGATACAGATACAGCAAGCGGCGTTTACCTCGATCATGGGCCTAGAGCCTAGCAAGGGCTACTCGCTTGGGGGAATGCTGGACGACTTTGGCCCTGCTCACGCTAACCTGGTGATGGATCAGATTAGGTCGTCTGTTGTCTTGGGTGATACTACGGAGGAGCTTACAAGAAGCATTAGGGAGATTGTGCCCCTACAGTCCCGCAAAGCCGCAACTCTGGCACGCACTGCGGTTAATCACGTGGCCGTACAGGCGCGCAAAGAAACGCTCAAAGAGAATGACGATGTGTTACTTGGATATGAGTGGGTAGCCACGCTGGATAGCCGCACATCCCTAATCTGTATGTCCCGTGATGGCGTTATCTACAAAGACTATGACAATGACCCTAAGCCGCCAGCGCACTTTAACTGCCGCAGTACGATTACCCCTAAGGTCAACCCTAAGTTTGATCTAGGCGCTGATATTGTCGGCACACGGGCCGCTCAAGGCAGTGGTGGGGCCGGTCAGGTTTCTGCGGGCCTTAATTATGATCAGTGGCTGCGTAAACAAAGCGAGCCATTTCAGGATAAGGTGCTAGGTAAGAGCAGGGCCAAGCTATTCCGTAGCGGGATGACCGTAGATAAGTTTGTCGATGACAGGGGCAATACTTACACATTACGGCAGTTAGCCGAGCTAGACACTGAATTTAATGGCATGACCATAACCGAGGCCGTAGAAAGATCATTACCGCCGCCTCCCCCAGAGCCAGAAAGAGTTAATGCCGTACTGCCGTCCTTGTTTACCACAGGAAAAAACGTCAACAAAGACAAGCTAAATGCTCTGTATGAGGAAATAGGCACGCCAGAAATGGCAAAGTTGCAGCAGTTTATGGAGCAGAAGCGCATAAAAACGGTTCTGATTGGGCAGAATCAAATGGGCCAGAACAGTAAATCGGCAAAGGCTATACAGTATGATGTATATGATTATTTGCTAGACGATCCTAGCCCCAGCCAATTGTATAAGGACTATGCAAATTACCCACGTTACTTACATACGACCAAAAGGGCAGGCAAGACAAACGGCTTTACTAGCTCCTCTTACGATCACATTGTCGTCAAGAACGATACAAAGGCGAATTTTAAGAGTCCGAAGCAGATAGCGGCAAGGATGAGAGACTTGGTACAGCGGTATGCAGAATCAGATAGGTCATATAAGGATCAGCCGTGGTCATTTTCTTACGGCATGAAAACAGAAATGAATGATCCCGCAGGCAGAGTAGCCACCACGCTTCTGCATGAGCTTGGGCATCAAGTGCATTATTTTGCTGGGTTTCCCAAGTTTCCTGCTCATTTAGCAAAAGCAAGAATGACTAAGTATGGCTCTAGTAATGATGCTGAATCACACGCAGAGGCATTTTTTGCGTGGGTAGTAAATCGTGACGCATTAGCGCGTAGAGAGCCGCGATTAGCAGAGTATTTTGATGAGCTAATAGAAATGGCGATAAAATCGAGCACGCGATCATCGGGAGGTATTTAATGGACAAAGACAAGGCGCTAGAGCGCGCTATAGAATTGCTAAATGTGGACAGATTAACGAAGGCTCACATAGATGAGTTTTATTCGTTAGAGCGGTTTATAGACCCTGACCAATTTGGCGAAATCGTGGAAGGGTTAATAGCAATCGCGCCAAAAGAGGTTTTGGTGTATCTGTAACGCGGCAGAGCCGCAACGTGCAAACCAGAGGTGACGCATGGATATTGAAGGTGTAGAACTGCCCGAAGAGGCAAAACAAGCTGTAGCGGCTAAATTCAACCAGGAGCTACAGGCCAAGCTAGATGCAGAAACGGCGGGGCTTAAAGCCAAGGTGGATGAGCTATTAGCGGAAAAGAAGAAGGTTCAAGCAGAGCGCGAGGAAGCGCGGTTAGCCGCAAAACTTGAGGCAGAGCAGAAAGCCGCCGCTGAGAACGATTACAAGCAGTTATTTGAGTCGCAGAAAGGCGAGACAGATACGCTGAGAAAGAAAATTGAGGATATGAACGCTAGTATAACTATGCAGAAAATATCCGCTGAAGCTGGTAAAATAGCTGCACAACTGTCGAAGAATGTCCAGAGGGCTGATCTTCTACAGGAGAAAATAAGCCAAAGGCTTACTATGGTTGATGGTGAACTACGAGTGACTGACGAGAGTGGGCAACTTACGGTGTCATCAATTGAGGAGCTAACGGCAAATATTCGTAGCAAGTACGATTTCTTAGTAGATGGTACTCAAGCGAGTGGCGGCGGGGCCGCACGTTCAGAAGGCAGGGCCGAAGAGCGAAGCAGAGAAATTAGCCGTGCTGAGTTTGAAGGCATGAGTCACGTTCAACGTGCCGAATTCTTCAATTCAGGCGGTCAATTATTTGATGACTAATTTGGAGGCCAACAATGGCTAACGTATTGACTGATCTGGCGGCAGATATTTATAAAGCCGCAGACGTAGTAGGGCGCGAGCTTGTGGGCTTCATCCCTGCTTCCACTATCAACGCAAACGGCTCAGAACGTGTAGCAAAAGGCGACACTGTGCGAGCTTCATTCACCCGCGCCGCGACTGCTGTCAATGTCAGCGAGTCTATGACTATCCCCGAAGGCACCGACCAGACGGTAGACAACAAGACTCTCAGCATCAGCAACAGCCGCGCTGTACAGATTCCTTACACTGGTGAGGATATCCGACACCTGAATAACGGTATCGGCTACGAAACAGTCTATGGCGATCAAATCGCACAGGCTATGCGTACTCTGTGCAACGAGATCGAAGCTGACCTTTGGGAAGAGGCTTACACCAGTGCATCACGCGCTGTTGGTACTGCCGGCACTACTCCATTTGGTTCTAACTTTGACGAAATTGCAGACGTTCGCCAAATCCTCGCTGACAACGGTATGCCCATGAATGACGGGCAAGTGTCTCTCGTTCTGAACACTGCCGCAGGCGCTAACTTGCGTAAAAACTCAACGCTTCAGCAGGTTAATACCTCTGGCGGCGGTGATCTTCTGCGTCAAGGCGTTTTGCTCGACCTTATGGGTATGGCTGTGCGCGAATCTGCACAAGTCAGCCTGCACACCAAGGGCACTGCTACCGGCTTAGATGCTAACGGCGGTGAGCCTGTTGGTGAAACGTCTATCGTTCTTGATGGCGGTAATGGTGGCTCGCTTCTGGCTGGTGACATTGTTACTTTTGCTGGCGACAGCAATAACTACGTCGTAAACACTGGCTTTACTGCGGCAACTGGTACGGCGGTAATCGGCGCTCCCGGTCTGCAAGAAGCACTTGCTGACGCGGTAGAAATGACGATTGGCAATAACTACACGCCTAATATCGCTTTCCATCGTCGCGCTCTGGAGCTTGCTGTACGCGCTCCCGCTGTGCCTGAAGGCGGTGATTCCGCTGATGATGCGCTGACTGTGCAAGACCCTGTAAGCGGTCTGGTGTTTGAGGTACGAGTCTACAAGGGCTACCGCAAGACCATGATCGAAGTTGCCTCTGCCTGGGGCGTCAAGGCTTGGAAGGGCGACTTCATTGCCACTCTGATGGGCTAAAACCTACGTTCTGGGGGCTCCGGCCCCCTTTTTCCTTACGAGGTTACACATGGCTCTTATCGTAGAGAACGGCACTTTGGTAGCGAATGCTAACAGTTACGTCAGCATTGCTGAGTTTACTGCGTGGGCTGATGCCAGAGGCGTTACATATCCATCACTGCCAGAGCTTCAGCAGAAGATTCTGCGAGCTATGGATTACATTGAATCGCTAGACTTTGTTGGGCAAAAGCATGAGGAAACGCAAGCCCTACAATGGCCTAGAGATTACGTCTACATTGACGGCTATTCTATTGAGTCAGATGAAATACCGCCAGAGGTAAAGAGGGCCGTCTACGAAGCTACGAAGGTGGAGATTGACGGAGATAGCAGGCTAACCGCGTCAGAGCGCGAAACAACGTCAGAAAAGATAGGTGATATTGCTGTCACCTACAGCAGTAGCGCAGGGATGAAGCGCACGATCCCAGCAGTCACCAAGGCATTACGTAAGCTGGTGAGGAATCCGACAGCGGTAAGCAGGGCATGAGCTTTAATTATACGCCGCTCCAATCTACTGGCACTGCCTTAATCAAAAAGTTTGGGCAGGAGCTTACATTTACGCGCACAACCGAAGGTGCGTATAACGCTGGAACAGGCACAACCACAAATACTACGTCAACATTTAAGAAACACGCTTGCATATTTGATTACGCCGATAGAGATATCGGTACAAATACGGTAGAAGCGGGCGATAGGCGGTTGTTAGCGGAAGCGCACACCTACGAAGTAGGCGACACGGTAGCGATAGGCACAGATACCTACAGGGTAATATCTGTGTCCCCTAATCAACCCGCTGGTACGGCATTGTCCGTAGACTTACAGGTACGCAAATGAAAACTTGGACGGTCGCGATAGAGGATATTAAAAAGATACCCGAGAAGGTGGTGCGGGGAACGGTTATAAGTATGTTCTCTAAGATTGTAAAGCGTAGTCCTGTTGATACAGGCCGATTTCGCGGTAATTGGCAAATCAGTATAGACGCACCGGCACGCGGTCAATTAAGTACGCTAGATAAATCTGGTAAGGCTCAAGCCAACCCATCAAGCAACCCCGCAGGCTCACCTACAGCCGTAGAGGGCGCGTTTAAAGTACAAAAGTCGCCATTCCCGCAGAGCGCGTATTTTATTACCAACAACTTGCCTTATGGCGCAAAGCTAGAGTTTGGCGGGTATCCATTATCGCCTAAAAAGAAAACAGGCAAGACGCAGAATGGATATTCGGCGCAAGCCCCAAACGGCATGGTTAGAATATCAGTGGCAGAGTTTGAGCGGCTGATACGAGAAGCGGCGGCGAAACTATGACTACGATATTCAACGATGTGCAGGCCGCCCTAGACACCAAGCTAAAGACAGTCACAGGGACGCCTGTAGCGTTCCCCAACGTGCCGTATAGGCCGCAGGCTGGCACAACATACCTACGCGCTTCGTTTCTACCAGCGGAGACTGTACAGGCTTCTATGGGCGAAAGCGGCAAGGATGAGACTAACGGCGTTTATCAGATTGATGTGGTTGCACCCAGGGGTAGCGGGAGGCCGCAACTTCTCGATACGGTGGCAGACTTATTCAAGCGCGGTACTGTTTTGACGTACAATGGCGTAACGGTCAGGGTGCGCTCAGTCAGTATGGCTCCCGCAATATTAGATGATGAATGGTACTTTGTGCCTATTTCGGTCAACTTTCAATCATATACAGAGGCTAGAACATGACTATTGCAAACGGCGCACAACACAGTCTGCATTATGTTGCCGAAACTACATACGGCACGACTCCTTCAACTCCGAGCTTTTCACCGCTTCCGCACACCGGAACTACGTTAGCGGTGACCAAAGACGCAGTGGAAAGTGAGAAGATTCGTGGGGATCGTCAGGTAGAGGACTTCCGACACGGCAACAAGACGGTAGGCGGCGATATTTCTGCCGAGCTTGAGTATGAGGCTTTTGACGATCTGCTAGAAGCGGCTCTTTGCGGCACATGGACTACGAACGTCCTAAAGGCAGGCACTACACGCCGATCTTTCACCATTCAGCGCAAGTTTGCTGATCTCGCTACACCGGAGTTTCATACCTATACTGGCTGTGAGGTTAATACGCTGGCGTTGTCAGTTTCGCCTAACTCTATGGTCACTACTACCTTTGGAATAGTAGGCAAGGAGCTAAGTTTAGGAACCTCAGCGATTGCGGGTTCTACGTTTGGCTCAGACGTTGGCAACAGTCCGTTTGACTCCTTTACCGGCTCAATCACGGAGGGCGGTTCATCAATCGCTACGGTAACCTCTATTGAGATGACGCTTGAGAACGGCATAG